TTGGAAGATTGGGCTGTTGGAATGAGCGTCCACCTTAACAATAAAATTGTTGCTGAACTGTTCCGCGATGAACTCAATCCCGTCATCTGCGCGAAGTGTTTCTGCGTCATAGGCTTGCATCAACTGGAGATAAAGGGTCGCGAGTTTTTCCAACTGATCTTCAACAATCAACGCACGCTTCTTGGCGCGGCTGCTGCCCAAGCGTGCGAGGTTCGCTGCGTGACCTTGCGAGCGTACACCCGACTCGCCCTTGCCCTGCATGACGTTTGTGATGCCCGAGATTTCCTCAAACATCGCGTCTATGTCCCGGATTTCTCGGAACAGATCGTCAGGAATTGTTGGCTGCACGGTCTCAAGTTTTGCACCCGGCATATCGCCAACAACAAGACCGGACGGCGAATCCATCGTGTCCATGATCTCGCTGACATCGCCTTGGAAACCCGAGCCGAACTTGGGAGGCCGAGCCTGCAAGTTCATCATGTGCTGGATCTGTTCAAACCGCTCGTTACGCATACGCTGCAACGGGATCAGTTTGTCTACCTCCGAGTAACCCCAGAAGTAATCATGCGCTGGCGTCGGACAAACCTGAATGAACGGCGCTTCGTTCTTCAAGAACATACGATCAAGCGTGCGGTCAAAGATCACCACGCCGGGATCAGCAATCGTCACAACCTGATAGTCGCCTTCTTCGGTGTTCCACACGTACAACTCAGTCATTTTGACGAGTTTTTCCGCAACGCGCGGCTTATAGCGAACAGGCGTGTCAAGACTGAAATTGATGTTGCCGATGATGTTCGGCTGAGACGCGCTGGTCTCAATGCGATCCATCACCTGCTGCTGCGGCGTACTTTCGCGCGGCCCCGGATTGATAACCTTCAGCAGGGACTCCAATCGCGGATGCTCAATCTCTTTGAGCTGAGTCTCCATTTGACTGACCGTCACGTAATACGTGTGACTGAACGCTTCTTGTTTCCAGATTCCGCATACGTCTTCGCGCAACACGCCGATGTCGTGCGGCTCAACGACGTACGGCTCAAACTGTCCGTTGAGACCGATGCGGATCTTCACGAACATCGAACCGTAAACAAACGACCACAGCAACGCTTGCGAGAACACCAAATCAGAATTGGACAAATGCCAAGTGTCATTCAACTTCTGCATCAACGGGACAATCATATTTTTGTTCAAGTCGGACACCGACGGCGGCAGGTCAATGCTGAACCGCGTAGTCTCCGACGAGTACATGAGTCCTGCCAACTGATCTATGTGCGGATAGATCTTGTTGACCACTTTGCCGTCAGCGCCTTCTGGTCCAGCGCCAAACAAAAAGAACATCCGCTGGTTCTGATACGTCTTGCGACGGTCCTCGCGGGTATTGTTGCACTTCTCCTGCAAGTCCATGTAGAAGTTGAAGCGCTCGACATCCTCTTTTGGAATCTTCATACGTTAAGCCTCCGGCAATGGACCCCTGAATCGACCATCAAGCATAGATGGTTTTGGTTGAGGCAGCGTACCCGCCATTTGCATAGCCTGGGTAGGCTTAAACTCGCTTAGATTGACCTTTTTACCCCAAGTGGCGGCGAAATCCTGCGGTTTTTCACCCTTTCGGAGTTCCTGCATCATGCTTGTGCCGCCCTCTTTGTCGGCTTTTAAATCGCGCAATTTGTAGGTATCGGCAAGGTCTCGCTGCATTTCATCCAGCCTTCCGGTCACCACACCGCGCATCGCAGGTGCTTGGCGTATCTCTCTGACCACAAACCGGGTCGAGCAGCCCTTGGGACACCGCGGTATATCGTCTCCCGATACCCATTCCTCAAACGGGCCGTGCGCTTTGCAGGCGAATTCTTTGAGTACAGCCATCATCTTGCTCCAAATGGGTTGGTAAGTTTGTTTTTGTCCGTGTTGTGCAGAACCGGCGTGGCTTTGACCATTAACTGCAAGCCTTTCCCGGTCAATCGCACGGATCCTTTGATCCAGTTCGGTATTGGCAACGGCTTCGGATCGGTTGCTATGACGATCGTGGCGGCGCGTACGCGGCCGTTCTTATCCACCTTGTCTATGCGCGGGATGAAGTTGCCGGCCAGAACCAACTTGAACTTGGCCGTCAGTCGGATACGCACGCTGAACCGAATAAATAGTTTTCGAGCTCTGAACTGCTTCCGCAACGTCGCGTGGAACACATTGTCTACGTCCATCGCCTTAAACAGCACAGACGGCGCGCCCTTGTACGGGCTTTGATCGTTCTCTACCAGCCAGAAGTAAGCGAACGACAGATGCTCATCGTTCCACGCCAGATCCGTATCTTCCCCTGGCGTATTACCTTTGAACACGGCTACCACGGGATATCCTCACGTTGGAAGTCAATGCATCTTGTTTGTTGACCAACACGCCAAGATCTTTCAGGTAGTTCCGAACCATAGACGGGCCTTTGATCTCCACGCCGCTCTTGTTCATCTCAATCATCCGCTCCAACTCGCTGTTGCGGCTGATGTTGGCCGCCATGAGTCTAGAGCGCACCTGATCATTCCAAGCCAACAGCGCCAGCGAGGCGGCGACCACGCGATCATCTCGCGCGTTGCTAGACGCCTCCGGTGCGGATCCTGACTCGCGCACGATGGACTTCATCTCGTCCAACAAGTCACGGCTTGCGATCGTCGCCATGCCGCGCTCAATGTAGTCGCGCATATTGTTCATCATGCGCTCTTTCATCTGGAACGTAGTCTGCGTGTGCAGCGCGCCTGATGCGCCGTAGACGCTGTCGTACTTGCGGTACAAGAATTCCCGCATCGACTTCATTACATCCTTGAGGATCGGCCGGCTGTCCGACGAACCGAAGATCCGTTCCTTCCTCATGTTCTGCAACTCGTTTAACACCGCCTGACCGGGGCCGTTGACCTCCAAGTTGAACGTACACGGTCCATACGCGCCAGCGAGGTACGCGATCACCCAGGCGAATTGCGCGGTCGTTAGGTTGTTGTCCGCGAACTCCGCAACCTGCATACAACCGTCCGACCACACGCGCCACACCGAGCAAACGAACAGATCGGCGTTCTCAGACGATCCGTATGCAGGATCTGCCCCCAGTACATAGAAGGCGTGCTTGCTCGGGTTCTCCCACACCTTCAACGAACAGGTCTTGCTGTTCGCCGACATCAGCTCAGTCTCAATGAAATTGTTCCTGAACGACAGCCGGTAGTACTCCGGGTTCTTCAACTTGTTCACGTCTTGGTACAGCTTTGACAGTACCACCGGGTTGAAGAATTGCGATCCACTCGCTTGGAACGCCTGCGTCTCAGTCCACGGATACTCTTGCAACCGCATGGACTCGTCCGTCTGTTGCTCAGCGGACAACCAACGCCACCACGCGATCTGCTCGTCATCAATCTCAACGCCGTACAGCGACTTGACCTCTTTCGCCCACTCACGTTCTTGCGAGGTGATGCGGCCCTTCGGACCGTAGTACGCCTTGTACACGGCGCTGTCGCGCGAGAACCGATAAAACTCGTTCGCCCACCAACTGACAAAGATGCACTTCTGGCTCACGGCCGTCTGCGCTTCCTTCCATTGGTCGTAGAACAAATTGAAGCCACGCGCGGTGGACTCCCAATGGTAGAACCGATTCGGATTCTTCTGCGCCAACGACGCACGCAGCGACGCGAACCCTTGCGCGTCACCCCACGATGACATCTCTGTCGCGTGCAGGAACGACGGCGCGGACGATCGTCCCAGCGAGCCGCCGCCTGTCTTCTTTGTGCCGGCCACGCGGTACAACAACTTTGTACCTGTACTGAGGACTAATTGGTTGCGGTTGTGATCCTTGATCGGCCGCTTCCATTGATCCGGTAGCGAGGCATAGTACAGTTCCAACGTGCTGCGAAACTGATCTCGTGCGGTATCTTCATGCACCGCCAACATCCCGGTCATGCCTTTGAACCGGAACAGCCAGAACATATCCAGCGCCAACGACAGGGTACTGATACCCGCCTGCCGGCACTTCAACGTCACAAATTCTTGCTTCCCTTCCTCAAAGCCTTCAACGATGTGCCGAAGCAACCATCGCTGCGTGCCGAGCATACTTGAACCTAAGCGCAGCATCCCGCGCTCTTTTGTATCAATCAGCAGCGCGTTCGCAAACTGCATGAACTGGCTTAACGGGAATTGCATCTTTTCTTCCAACAACCGCACCACCGCCCCAGACACCCCCCAGGGCGGCGGCACGCTCGCATTACTTGGACTTCCGAGCCTGCTCAGCAAACTGAGCCGCGTTCCACTCGTTACGCGACTCACCCTGGCCCTTGCCCATCGACTTCTTCGGCATCTTCGGCATCGACTTCTTCTTTGCCGCTTTCTTCTTGGTCGTAGCCATCTTACTTCCCCTTAGTGGTAGTAGTGGTCGGAGTCGGGTCAACCGGGGCCGGATCAGGCGTTACCGTCGGCGCTGGGGTCTGTGCAACCGCATCACCCGGCTGCCAATCCGTCGCCAACAGGTCGGGATTGGTCGGGACCCAAGCGGTCACGCCCGTTGATGCCGTTAACAAAATGTTGGTGCTGTCGTTCGGGTCTGCCGAGATAGCACCATCTGTCCACGATTGCCGATTCGTTGAGTGTCCCCCGCGAAGCAGGGACAAAGCCGTTTCAAATAGCATTTTCAGCCTCCTGCGCCCTCTGGCGCTCCTTCATTGCCTTACGATTCCCGCCGCGGCGTCCCGCCTCACGGGCCAATTTAACGTCCTTACTATACGCGCGAGACTCCGCAGGGACAGCCCGACCGCCCATTGACTGCACCTCGCGTCGACGCTCCGGCGTCATCGCCGCCAATCCACGCTTAGCCTTTTCCATCTCTCGTCCTCATGTGATTCACTATGACCTGCTCCAGGTCAGTCACCTTGTCCTGCTCGGCCTTCAGGGTCTTGAGCAGCCGATCCCGCTCCAAGCGGAACCGCTCAATGTCCCGGTTAGCCACCGCCAACGCCTCGCGCAACCGCATCAGATCCCCCATCGCCCGGATCTCCTGCCGCAACTCCTCCACCCACACAGGCGGCGGCAGCGACGGACGCTCCAAGTCCTGCATCTGACCTTGGGTCGAGCCTAAGCGGCTACGGGTAAACATGAAGGATCTCCATGATCGCCATCAGGCAAATCAGTATCAGCGCCGCGTACATACACAACACCGCTTTCTCAAAATCATCAGGGTTTTTCATCGGTTTTTTCCGCGTACCAAAGGTAAACCCCTAATAGAAACACCCCTAATGCCCAATGTCCCGAAAGGAACGTCATCAGAAACAACGTAATGAGCGCGTAGACCATAAACACCTCGGTCCCCCGGCGCTATCAAGCATACCCATCCTCCCTTCTCCGTGCGCGTCGAATCGTCCTGATTGAACACCCAAACCGCCTCGCGAACGCCTTCATGTACCCGTACGTCCGCTCCGCACCCCGGATCTCCGCAACCTGATCAGCGTTCAACCGCTTACTCTGCGCCATTGGAACCCCGCGCACGGATCCGAGCCGCAAAGACCTCGCCGCCTTTGACCGCTGACTTTTGTTCACACACCTTCGCACAAGCCTCTTGCTCCTCGGCCCTTGCCCGCGCATCGACTTTCGCCATCAGCGCGTGAAGTGCGTCGTAGAACGTTTGATGCAACTCGGCAAACGCATATCTGACTGCTTCATCGCGGGTCATGTGCCAACACCTCGTCGCTTGGTTTGGGCCACAACACGATGTAACCCTCTTCATTGACCGCCCAAAAGACGGGCATACCTTTAGGCTCGCCTTCTCTTGCCTCAATTGAGTTCAAGTGCCTCATCGACACGCGCATAAGTTCAAGCGATTGTCCGTTAGGATAGGCAACAGTTAGTTTCATGCCTTTTCTCCCCGCTCCCGTATGTGCTGCGCCAAAAGATTTCCGAGAAATTCCCCGTGACCGGAGCCATCTTGCAAGAACTTTTTTGCCGCCACCGCACACTCCTCGCGCTCATGGGCGGCGACAAGGGCGGCGAAACGTTCAATCTCGTAATGCCCTTTCAATTCAAAGGCCGCGCTTTCTGGGATTGCCTCACGCGCCATTCGAATGATGTCATCGCGGTTCATCACCTACACCCCTTCTTCAAGTTACACCTCGGACACAACAACTGCAGATTCCCCACCACGTTCAACCCACCCCGCGCTATCGGCACGATGTGATCAACGTGATACCCGGTCACCGCCAGACTCCTCAAACACCGCCGGCATAACCCGCGCTGGGCATACGCCAGGTTCTGTACATCCTTCGCCGTGAAACTCCCCCGCGTCTTCGTCCGACGCTTGTGATTCGACGCCGCACGCTCCGGCTTTTCGCAGCCACGACACCGCGGCCTCAGCACGGGCTTGCCACCACGCAGGCGAACGCGAAACCGCTGCCTGGGCAACATTCTTCTGCATCCACAACATTCCGACAGGTTCCCTTCGTGACGACGCTTGCGACGCGCAACACTCACAACAGGTTTTGAAACCGGGACATCCATTCCCAAGGTATATCACATCTTATTGCCAAGGTGCACGTTTTTTTAGGGTGGGGGGCAAGAAGGGGGGGACCCCCTAGAGTTTTAACGCGACCCAGCGGCCTGGCGGCCGCTCGACAAAGCCCGATTAGACGGGCTCGCACCCTCTCAAGTTCACGCGATCGCGCGAGCGGATGCCTACAGCGATAGGGGATTGTCTCGTAATCATCTCACGCGGTAGCGCATGAGTCGCCCGATGGGCCTATACGGAACGCGATGCGATCTTGTGCAAGTACAGACTGACGCGACCGACGCGACCGACGCGCGCTATACCCTAACGGAGGGAACGGAGACGCCTACAGGGAAGGGAACGGGCGCGGATGGGGGGGGGTTGAATTGTCCCT